TTAAGCATTGATTTATCTAAAGTAGATAAAAGCAAATTAGTAGAGGGTAAATACCTTAATACACAAGTATTCATTAATGATGAGTCAAAGTACGGTAATAATGTTTCAGTTGCTTACAGTCAATCTAAAGAGCAAAGAGAAGCTAAAGAACCAAAACAGTATATCGCTAATGGTAAAGTCGTTTGGACAGACAACGTTATCAAAGTAGCTGAAAAGGAAGTTGAAAACGTAGTTAATGAACCTAAAAAAGATGATAGTTTACCATTTTAACAAAAAATAATTTAATATTTTTAAGTCTAGCTATCAATTAGTTAGACTTTTTTTTTGCAATAAACTGAAAATAATTTACTATTTCATGTAATTAATTAAAATTAAATACATATCTTTGTTTCAACAAAAGGAAATAAAACTTAGAAATTATGCAAACAATTTATTTATTATTCATTAACGGTAAATACCACAGTAGCTACATTAATAAAGATATAGCTATCTTAAACGGGGTTAAAAGCGAGTTATTATTTAACATTGAAGAAACTATCTTAGACGAACAAGATGAGTTTGAGTTATTATTAGAAGATGATAAACTAATCATTTACTCTAATACCGATAATAATATTGAATTTGATTATGATGTTGATTCAGATAGTCATGAGTTCGGTGGTGGTTCACCTGATGAAGATGGTCTAGGCTATTTAAAATCATTAACAAGTATTTCACTAGGTGGAAAGTCAATTGATGAAATGGGATTATCTAAAGAGTTTATTAGTCAATTTGAAAAGGAAGTAGAAACAATTAATTATAATCTTACATACAATGTATAAATTTGAATTACCTTACCAGTACCGTATAATGAGAATATGCGGTGCTGAACTTAAAAAAACAGAGCATATATTTAGAATTAAATCAATTATTCAAAAGCATAAAATTAGTTTAGTTTGTAGAAATAGAGATTTAGTTTTTAAACGTCAATTATTAATGTGGTATCTACGAAAAAACACTAATTTAAGTTTGTCAAGAATCGGACAAATTTGCGGTAAGAAAGACCACGCAACAACATTGCACGCATTTAGAACAGTTAACAACTACTTAGAATATAATGATAAAGTATTTAAAGAAACAGTTGACGAAATAAACACAGAATTAAAAGCAATATTCACAATTAAAGCATTTTAAGATGAAACTATTTAAAACTAAAACAGTAAAAAAAGCAGATTGGAGTGAAAACGTTTACATTCCAAAAAACAATGGAGTTACAAAATCAGTTGCTCAACTATGGTGGGAGCAGTCAGGTAATTTCAATTCAAGTTTGTACGATAGATTAATGAAAATAAAACATAGTAAGTAATGGAAAAGTCAGATAAACAATTAATGCGAGAGGGTAACTATCAGGAAGCATTAGGAGACAATTATAATTATAAACCAATTTATGTTATGTTATATAAAGATGGGGAATGTATTGAGCAATTAAAGGAAAGGTTTGAAAGTAAAAAAGATGCGATTGAATGGTTAAACGAAAATACAGAACCTTTAGAAGATGGAACAGAATGGTGGTTAGGAAATATTAATGCAGATTGGTTATGACAAAAAACGGAGGAATAAGCGAAGAAACAAGAATTGAAAATAAAGCGATTAGAGAAAGTATTTATTTATTAGAAAGTCAATATGTAGCTAAAGGAGAGAAAGGTCGTAGAATCATCTCTAATATGCTAATAAACGAATTTAATATGTGTAACACTTCATTAAATTTATGGTTGAATAGGCATATCGACTTTAAAAAAGAGAATTTAAACAGAGTTAAAGAATTTTTAAAACAAGTAAAATGAAACC